TGATGATGCTGGCACATTTGATCCTGCCAGTCCAGGTGCCATAGGTGGAACCACACCCAGCACTGCTACATTTACACAGGTCACAGTGAATGGCACTGGTGAACTACGCTTGGCTGACACAGATAGTTCGAATTATGTAGGCTTCAAAGCCCCAGGCACGGTGTCAACAAATAGAATATGGACACTGCCAGCCACAGATGGCACTTCTGGACAACTATTGTCTACCAATGGCAGTGGTGTCCTAAGTTGGGTCACTGATGCCACAGGAGGCGGCGGTAGCGCTGGTTCTAATTTTGCATTGATATTTTGTGCTACTGCTGATTTAAATGTATCCAGCACAGCCAGCAATGGTAATGTTTTTAGTGGCAGTGAGACTCTTACAGAGGATTATGATCCTGATAATATTGTAAGTGTGAACGGTGATAGAGATATTGTTCTAGCAGCCGCTGGCACTTACATCTATGAAGTAACTAGTGTTTCTTTGGTAGCCTTAGCATATGGTGCTGGTGCCGCAAATACACAATTAACCAGTCCTACTGCTTATTTTAACATCTATAATTTAACTACTTCTACTCAAATTGCTTCACAAGATTTGACGGATATTAAACATCCTGGAAATGGAAATAATATTACCTATAGATCAAATTTAGGTGCTATAAACATCAAAGTTAAGATAGTGACTACTACCACAAATAATGTTATTAGATTGCGTGTTACCGGACAAGCAGCCAGTTCAGGAGGTTCAACTATGAGATTTCCTGGAAATAGGCCTATTACATTTACTATAGTTAAAGTAGCCTAAGGACCAGACCGTGGCTGATCAATATTACATAGATGATGACTACTACACGCCGGATGGTTATTTCGCATACATAGCCGACGGCGCACTAGCAGCCACCACGGATTTCACTGTCACTGCTGTGGGTGATATTCTAGGTGGCAATTCTGCCACCTTAAATGCTGTCACTGACACTGTAACTGTCAACACAAGGCGTAGACTGGCTGCCAGCCAATTCGATGTATTAACTACCAAAGTCACAGTGGCAGCCAAGACCAGTGCGGTCAGTGCTGATTGTTTAAGCACAATCTCTATGACTGCCACAGGCAGTAGAGTGGCTGGTGGCACATCTACATTGAACACTGTGGCTTCTCTATCTGCAGTATTTTCCACATCAATATTTGCCGACGCTGATTTGACCAGCACTGCCACTGTGTCTGTGTCAGGAACCAAGGTTAAATTTAATTCAGCCACAGCCAACAGCAGTTTCACAGTCACAGCCAACAATCAAACACTGAAATATTTTAGTTCATCACTGGCAACATCAGCAGACACTGCTGTTACTGCACTAAAACAAAGAGGTGGCCAGGCTGTGTTGGCCAGTGCCATCGCTGTCAACACTGAAACCAGTGTGCTGAAAGGCATGATCTTAGACCTCAGCACAAATGTTGGCACGATATTCAATGCCAGCAAAGTGGTCAGCCCCAATGCTTTCTTGTTAGCCAATGGTGGCACGCTTATTGTGGCAGATATCATAAACATTGATGAATATTTGATGTTTACAGTGCCACAGGAAACTAGACAGTATGTGGTCACTGAAGAAACAAGACACTATACCATTGAACAAGAAACAAGGACATATAAATTATGAGCACATTAGAAATTACTGGTTATCAAAGAGACCAACAGGGCATATGGATAGCCAAAGATCCTTCAGCCCGATTAACCTATACATTAGAGTGGGCAGAATGGTTGCCCTTAGGCACAGCATTGTCAGCAGTCGCATATACTCTGCAGGTTCGTGCCAATGATCCTGCTCCATTGGTCAATCACGCCAATGGTATCACAGGCACCAAAACTTATATCACTGTCAGTGGTGGAGGCGCAGGCAAGGTCTACACTGTGACTGCACAGATCACCCTAGACAACGGAAATATTGAGCGTAGAAACTTCCGTGTTAAAGTAGAGAATCGTTCAGCCTAATGCCATTAAGTGCCGCACAGCAAAAGATAGCCCAGGATACCACACGCTTTCGTGTTGTCATAGCCGGACGAAGATTTGGCAAGACACATTTGGCTATTAGAGAATTGTGCTATCACGCACGAATACCGGGACAAGAAGTTTGGTATGTGGCCCCTACATACCGTCAGGCCAAGATGATTACTTGGAAGAAACTGCGTGAGAAAATCACAGACTTGCGTTGGGCAAAGAAGATTAATGAAGCAGAACTGACCATTGTTCTAAAGAACGGATCAACCATAGCACTTAAAGGTGCTGACAACTATGATAGCCTACGCGGTGTGGGCTTGGATTTCTTAGTAATGGATGAGTTTGCTGACATTGACCCAGAAGCATTTTATGAAACACTGCGTCCTACACTGGCAGACAAGATGGGCCGTGCATTGTTTATCGGAACTCCAAAAGGCATAGGTAACTGGGCACATGACCTGTATCAGATGCCTACAGAGAATCCTGATTCTTGGAGCAGTTATCAGTTTACCACTATTGACGGTGGCAATGTTCCTGAAGAAGAAATAGAATCAGCCAAGCGTGACCTAGATGAAAGAACATTTAGACAGGAATTCCTAGCAACATTTGAAACCTATGCTGGGCGTATCTACTACGCATTTGACAGAAAAAACAATGTTGTTGATGGAGAAATAAAAGCAGAAGACTTGGGTGTGATCTATGTGGGCATGGACTTTAACATAGACCCAATGAGTGCTGTGATTGCCATTCGTAAAGGGGAGGATCTCTGTGTCATCGACGAAATCCGTATGTTTTCTTCTAACACCGCCGAAATTGTGGAAGAAATTAAGAGTAGATATCCAAAGAGTAAGGTCTGGGTCTATCCCGATCCAGCCTCAAGACAAAGAAAAACCTCGGCTGGCGGTGTTACTGACCTCACCATCTTGCAAAACGCAGGATTCGTAGTCAAGGCACCTATGGCACATACACCAGTGCGTGATCGTATCAATGCTGTGAATAGTCGTTTATGCGATGCAAAGGGGATTCGACACCTCTTTATTACACCTCGGTGTAAATACACAATAGAGGGATTAGAACGCCATACCTATAAAGAAGGCACCACACAGCCAGACAAAGATTCAGGCTACGATCACATGATGGATGCGTTAGGTTATATGGTGGACTACTTGTTCCCAGTAAAACGCGAACGCGAAGAAATATACCAACCCAAGCGTTGGACGCACCAAATAGCATAATAGGAAAAGACGATGAATCAAACAATGATGCAACAGTATATGGATGCCATAAGCACCAATATGCTTTATACACGCAACCAAGACGCTTGGGAGTTTTTACTCTACAGTTATATGGGTGGTGAAGAATACAAGAAAGCCGCTTATCTCACAAGATATGTCAACGAAACAGACGGCGAATACGCTGGTAGATTAAACACTACCTTTGTGGAAAATCACTGCAAGTCAGTGATCCAAACTTATGTAAGTTTCTTATTCCGTGAAGAACCAGACAGAGATTTGGGTTTGTTAGAATATGACACCACTGTTCGTGACTTCCTAGAAGATGCGGACCTAGATGGACGCAATTTTGATGCATTTATGAAAGAAGTGTCAATATGGGCTGGCGTGTTTGGTCACTGTTGGGTCATGATGGCCAAGCCCAATGTCAATGCTGCCACACTAGGTGAAGAACTAGCACTAGGTGTTCGTCCATATGTTACCTTGTTGACACCTTTGACTGTGATGGACTGGGAATGGAGCCGTGATGCATTAGGTCGTTTTGAATTACAGTATCTCAAATACACAGAAGAAGTCAATGACACATTTACCACAATCAAAGAGTGGACCAAACAGACTATCACAACCAAAGTAGTCAATCACGAAGCCAAGAAGGTTGACAGTGAAATCATTGAAATAAATCAACTAGGTAAGATACCGGCAATACTTGCTTATAATCATCGCAGTCCTGTGCGTGGCATTGGCGTTAGTGATATTGCAGACATTGCTGGTGCACAGAAATACATCTACAATCTAACATCAGAAGTAGAGCAAAGCATTCGTATAAACGGACATCCTGCACTGGTCAAAACAGTGGGCACCGAAGCAGCCGCAGGCGCTGGTGCAATTATCAGCATGGAAGACAACTTAGATGCTGGCCTAAAGCCTTATATGCTAAGTGTAAGCACTGATACTAATCAAATCTATCAAGCCATTGAACATACTGTAGATGCCATAGATAAAATGGCCAACACTGGATCAATTCGAAGCACAGAAGCCCGACGCCTAAGTGGTGTTGCACAAGAGCAAGAGTTTCAATTGCTCAACGCTAAACTGAGTGAGAAAGCAGACAACCTAGAATTAGTTGAAGAACAGTTATGGGAATTGTGGTGTCAATATCAAGGTAAGTCATGGGATGGCACCGTTGAATATCCAAGTTCATTCAACATCAAAGACAACATGGGTGAAGTTGAGAAACTTGCTCGTGCTAAGACTGCGGCCACAGATCCTCGTGTATTACAGTGGATTGACCATGAACTGTTAGAAGCACTGGATGGTGAAGCAGACATGATCACACCAGAGATCTACAATCCAGAAGAGATTCCTACAGAAAAGCCATTTGAGCCGCACTATATGATTGACCCAGCAACGGGCAAAGAATATATTGCTAGAACAGAACAAGAACACATTGCCTATGCGGCTTTAGGCTATGTGCATGAAAGTGAAAAGTAAATCATGCCAATTCGTAGAGCAACAGGTCCTCGTGGTGGAAAAGGTTGGCGGTATGGTGAAACAGGTAAGGTATATCCAACCAGATCCCAGGCCCTACGACAGGCACGAGCGATTAAAGCAACGCAGTCTAGAACGAAGGCGGCAAAAGCAAAGTGAAGTTAAAAAGTCGAGAGATCAAGGCATATCGTGAAACGCAATTGGCACATCAAAATAACCTATGTGCCCTATGCGGTGAAAATATTGAACTTGACGCAGTCTTGGACCATGATCACAAGACGGGGTTAATTAGGCAAGTTTTACATAGAGGCTGCAACGCCATGCTGGGAAAGATAGAAAACAACATGGCTAGAAATAGGCTAGATATATCCAGGCTAAAAACATTCGCTGAGCGATTAGTAACTTATATTGAGGACAGCAAAACAGATATTTTGCATCCAACATATCTAACACCCGAGGAGAAAAAGATGAAAAAGAAAAAGAAAGGCGGCGGCCGTGGCCGTGGTCGTTGATTGGCAGGATTATTTCCTAAAGATTAAAGATCAATGCCCTTGGAGTTACACTGCGTGGCGTCGAGGGCTCATTGATATTCAACCTTGGCAGGGCACACCTATAGATCTAGGGGTATATGATGCCCGTGTTTACACTGTAGATATGCCCAACGCAGAACTAGAACAGTTATGCTATAACTTAGACGAGGGTGAATATGAATGGTTATTCAGTTATCCTGGCTATGGGTCTTGGGCCACAGCAGTTCCTTGCCTAATACAGCAAGATAGACAGGAATTAGCCAGAATTAGGCAGAATTTAGATAAACACAATAAATAATAAACTAACTCAAAGAGAGGTGATGCACAATGTCAGATAATACATTGGTAAACGATATGGGAACTGATCCCGCAGGCGAAACTGCAAATCAGGCACAAGCGGCTAAGACATTTACGCAAGATGAAGTCAACGCAATACTGGCTAGGACCAAAAGTCAACTTGAAAAGAAGTTTGCCAGCAAATACGAAGACCTAGGAGATCCTGAAGAACTTAAAACCATTAAAACAGAATGGGAAAAGCGTCAACAGGAACAGCAGATCAAGCGTGGTGAGTTTGAAAAGACTCTACAAGAATTAGCAGCCAAAAAAGATCAAGAGATCCAAAAGAGAGATAGCGTGATTAAGGAATACAAGATCAATACGCCTTTACTCAGTGCCGCGGCTCAGTTTCGTGCTGTAAATGCAGAACAGGTAAAAGCGTTGTTAAGTTCTAATGTAAGACTTAATCAGGATGGTGATGTAGAAGTTGTAGACACCAAAGGCAGTGTTCGTTATAAAGACAACGGAACACCATTGGCAGTAGATGACCTAGTGCGAGAGTTCTTGGATTCGAATCCGCACTTCGTAGCACCTACTCCAGCAACTACAAACACTAAGTCAAATGTGTCAGACATAAAGTCTAGCAAAGTTGATATCTCGAAGTTGGATATGAAAAACCCTGAGCATCGTAAGATGTATCAGGAATACCGCAAACAAAGCGGTCTAGCCTAACAATCTTAAGGAGATATTAAAATGGCCGGTTCAACAACTACTACATTAAACGACCTGTTGCCAGCGATTACCGCTGAAGCAATGTTCGTTGCCAACGAGCGCAGTATCATGCGCGGTCTTGTAAAGAATTTTTCTATTCCAGCAAGCCAAGGTAAGACAATCACAGTTCCAATTTACCCAACTCAAAGTGCCGCAGGCCTAACAGAGGGTGATGAGGCTGCTAACACTGAAATTTCAACCAGCGGTGCTACATTGACTGTAAGCACAGTTGCTATCCGCACTATGATCACTGATCTAGTTCGTGCATCAGCAGCCAGCAATGTTGTTGCTGATGTTGGTCGTTTATTTGGTGAAGCAATCGCTAAGAAGATTGACACAGACCTATTAGGTTTGTTCAGTGGCTTCTCAGGTGGTGTAGGTGCCGCTGACGCCGCACTAAGCGCCGCAACAATCGCAAGAGCAATCGCAACTCTTCGCGCAAACGCAGTTCCTCAAGACGCATTGGCTTGTGTGGTAAACCCATATGTTGCCTATGACTTGAAGGCAAACTTGACCAACACATTTGCTAACCCAAATGCTGGTATCATCCAAAACGAAGCAATGGCCGTAGGCTATGTTGGCACACTATTTGGTGTTCCAATCTTCGAAAGTGCAAACTTGGCCAACAACGGCACCGCTGGTGACTATGTTGGTGCTGTGTTCCACCGCGATGCTTTAGGTCTTGCTATGATTGGCGACATCAATATCGAAACTCAGCGTCGTGCTAGTTTCGTTGGTGACGACATTGTTGCAAGTTGCCACTA